CTTAAAGAAGGAGACAAATACCATGGGATTCCAAGTCAGTCCTGGTGTTAATGTTACTGAAATTGACTTAACCAACATTGTACCTGCAGTTTCAACAACTGAGGGTGCTTTTGCTGGTTCTTTTAGATGGGGCCCAGTTGAAATTGCAAACCTAGTCTCATCAGAGACTGAGCTTGTTGACACATACTTCAAGCCCGATGGAACCAATTTCGAGACATTTTTCACCGCCAGTAACTTTCTAGCATATGGTAACAAGTTGTACATTTCTCGGGCAGCAGCAACTACAGCACGTAACGCTACTGTTCTACAAAATGGTTCAACGACTGCCAATGCAGATAACACAAGCCATTCAATTTTAATCAAAAATGATGATCACTACGAAAATGATGTTACCGTTCCAACTGATGCTGCATTCATTGCTAAGTATCCTGGTTCACTCGGTAACTCATTAAAGATTTCCATTTGTGACTCAAACACAGCTTTTAAAGTATTGTTTCAAATACTTCAATTGGAGGCAACACTCTTGCTGCTGTAGTCACAAACGGCAATACCGAGATTGTTATTACAGCAATTGCTACTAAAGCAGGTGATAGTTCATCTGATGTCGAAACCGCAGAAGCACAAGCAGCTCTAACCGATCTTAACAACACCAAAGATTTGATTGGTGTCAACGACATTCTACGTCTTGGCAACAGCTCAATTGGTGTAATTAGACGTAAGGTTGTTGCTATTGAAGATGACAAAGCTAACAGTGATATTTCTGCTTCATACAGTGGGGATGATGATGAAACAACATACACTGTTACTGCAAACGTAACATTAGAGTCTAAGTATACTCTTGTTACTGACTTCTCTGCTAACATTGCTAACACAACCGGTATTAAACGTTTTTGGGAATATCAAGAAAACTTTGATGCAAGTCCAGGTACTTCAAACTGGGCAAACAATGTATCCAATAACTCAACAGCAAATGATGAACTTCATATTGTTATTGCTGATGAAGATGGATCAATTTCAGGCGTAAGAGGGACTATCCTTGAAACCTATGAATCACTCAGCCGTGCATCAGATGCTAAGAACGAATCTGGTGAAACAATTTACTTTGATACAGTAATCAAAGATCAATCCAAGTGGATTACAATCGGCGGAGCAAGTGTTCGACCAAACACTGAAGTTTCAAACTCCACGACACCATATACTACAACCGCTGCTTCAATTGTTGGTGTAACAGGTAACACTGTTCCATTTAGCAGATCATTCCAAGTTGGTAGAGATGGTGGTACAGAACAGAATCTAACAACCTTCCAAGTTGCAGGTGATAGTGATTCTGGTGAAGCAAACATTGCACTTGGTCAACTCCAGACTGCCTATGATGTATTCAAAAACCCAGAAGAAATTGATATTTCAATTGTTCTTCAAGGTAAGGCAAGAGGAGGCACACATAGTCATCAGCTTGGTAACTACTTGATTGACAATATTGCTGAGCCAAGAAAAGACTGTGTGGTTGTAATTTCACCAGACAAAGCTGATCTTATCAACAACAGAGGTGACGAATCAGCAAATACTGTTGACTTCAGAAACGCTCTAACATCATCCTCATACGGTATTTTAGATGGTGGATTTAAATACCAGTATGACAGATACAACGATGTTTATCGTCACGTTCCTTATAACGGTGATATTGCTGGTCTAATGGTAAGAACTGATACAACTAGAGATCCTTGGTATTCACCAGCTGGATTCAACAGAGGTATTATTAAGAACGTAATTAAAAACTCCTACAATCCTGACAAGGCTGATAGAGACATTCTTTATAAGTCTGGAATTAACCCAATTGTTACATTCCCAGGTCAAGGAACAATTATGTTCGGCGACAAGACATTGCTTGCCAAGCCAAGTGCATTTGATAGAATCAATGTTCGTAGATTGTTCATTGTTCTTGAGAAAGCAATTAGTACAGCAGCTAAGTACTTGTTGTTTGAATTCAACGATGAGTTCACTAGAGCCCAATTCAGAAACATGGTCGAGCCTTTCCTTCGGGATGTTCAGGGTCGCCGTGGTATATTCGACTTTAAGGTCGTCTGTGATGAAACAAACAATACAGGTGAAGTAATTGATAGAAACGAGTTTATTGGTGACATTTACATCAAACCAGCTCGGTCAATTAACTTCATTCAGTTGAATTTCGTTGCAGTTCGAACTAATGTCGAGTTCTCTGAAGTCGTTGGTCAATTCTAACATAAATAATATAAGGAATAGGAGAGACTAATGGCACTCAACATTAACGAAATTAGATCACAACTAGCTTTAGGGGGCGCCCGTCCAGCGCTGTTCCAGGTGATTTTCAACAACCCAGCTAACGCTGCTGGTGATGCAAAATTACCATTTATGTGTAGAGCTGCACAGTTGCCAGCTTCTACACTTGGAACAATTGAAGTTCCTTACTTCGGTAGGAAAATCAAAGTTGCTGGTGACAGAACATTTGCAGAATGGACTGTTACGATTATTAACGACGAAGACTTCCTAATCCGCAATTCAATGGAAGAGTGGATGCAGAACATCAATTCCCATCTCGGTAACGTAAGAGGATTTGGTGCTGCTTCACCCACATTGTATAAGGAAAGAGCTCAAGTTGTACAATACAGCAAAACAGGTGTTCCAATTCGTGAGTATTCATTTGATGGTATCTTCCCAGTTGAGGTCAGTACAATCGACCTTGATTGGAATGCTACAGATGCATACGAAGAATTTACCGTAACATTCCAATACGATTTCTGGGAGGTAACTGGCGGTATTACCGGCAACGCAGGTGGAAACTAAAATTATATTATTGATTTAAGGAAGGTAATATGGCTACCTTATTTGGTTTTGAAATAAAGAGGCAAGCAAACGATGGGCAAACCGCATCGTTTGCTCCTCTGCAAACGGACGATGGCGCTCATAATGTCACAACAGGTGGCATGTATGGCACATACGTCGATCTTGAAGGTTCAACAAGAACTGAAGCCGAACTCGTAACACGATTTCGTCGAATGGCAATGCAACCAGAGTGTGACAATGCCATCGACGATGTCATTCATGAGTTTATTGTTTATGATGAACACAATAGACTTGATGATATTAATCTTGATGCAATCAAGGCTTCTGCATCAACGAAAAAAACTATTACACAAGAATTTGAAAACGTTCTTGATCTTTTAGAGTTTAACGAAAAAGGTTATGAAGTAGCAAGACATTGGTAAATCGATGGTAGATTATTCTATCATGTAATTATTGATCCAAAGAATGTTCAAGATGGTATCAAAGAGCTACGATATATTG